AGTACAACTACTACACGGTCTTCAAGGATTAAAGTTTCTTCTGCGAAGGCAAAGGGAAGAAGACTTCAGCAGTGGGTACGTGACTATCTACATTCTAATCTAGAAGGTATAGAGAAGGATGATGTTACCTCTACTCCTGGTGGAGTTAATGGACCTGACATAGGGCTAAGTCCACTAGCAAGGAAGTTATTCCCTTGGACAGTTGAGTGTAAATCTAGGTCTTCTTTTTCTGTATACGAGGCATTGGAACAGGCTGAAAGAAACCTAATTAAGAATACTAAACCTATTGCTATACTAAAAGGTGATAGGAAACAACCTTTAGCATTATTGTATGCTGAAGATTTATTGGAGATACTAACGTGTTCGATGACAAAAAAGAAAAAGTAATACATCAAGTTACAGTACCAGATAATACATTTGCTATCTTCTGTAATTACGATGAAGACAATAGAACTATTAGTTTATATGTAGGAGACTTTACATCTGATGAGTTAGCAGGTGGTCCTGCCCATGAAATGTTATTAGAGATTGGTGACAGTATCACTATGATGCTTGAAGCTACTATACAGAATGCAGTTTCTAATAGCGTTGGCGATGGTAAGGTAGAACTGAAGCCAGTTGAGAAAGTAAAAAATATAGACGGTAATATAATTTATGCAAACTTTTCAAAGAGGTTACACTAATGGCAGTCGATATGGTAAATCATCCACCTCATTATAATCAAGACAACATAGAATGTATTGATGCAATCGAGGCAGCAACAGGTAAATATTTTAGATACTATCTACAAGGTAACGTAATGAAATATCTTTGGAGGTTTGACTATAAAGGAGAACCAATAAAAGATCTGAAGAAAGCTCAATGGTATCTTGAAAGACTTGTAAAAGAAGTTACTCTTGAGGAGTATGAAAAGTACGGAGATACTTCCAGTGATAGTATTTGTTAGAATAACTGCTGATGTAGATAAGGATGCTTCATTCTTACCTGCTGATGGAGTAACAGGATTAGAGTCTGAGTTAAAAGACTTAATCTCTAATGCAATAAAAGATTGTATTGACGGTATAGATATTACTAGAATAAAGGTTATAATAGATGACATTTAAATCCAACATGAACCCAATGTTTCGTTCAAAGTTTTCAGAAGATATATTTAATTTAAAGTATGCTCATACAGGTTGTGATAGTTGGGAGCAGTTGGCTAGAGTGTTAGTCGAAGATGTATGTGGTAATTTACGTTCTGATGAAGAACCTTTAATGAAGAAGGAAGAACGTAGAGAACTACAGAGATATATTAAAGACCTAAAGTTTGTGCCAGGTGGTAGGTATCTTTACTATGCAGGTAGAGAGAGAAGATTTTATAACAACTGTTTCTTGTTAAAGGCAGAAGAAGACACAAGAGAAGATTGGGCTAACCTTAGTTGGAAGTCTGAATCATGTTTGATGACAGGAGGAGGTATAGGAGTAGACTACTCTGTGTATAGAGAGTCAGGTAGAACTTTAGGAGGATCAGGTGGTCTATCCTCTGGACCGATTCCAAAGATGCAAATGATTAATAGTATAGGTGCTAACGTAATGCAGGGTGGATCACGTAGATCTGCCATGTATGCTTCGTTACATTGGAAGCACAATGATATTCCCAGCTTTCTTACAGCAAAAGATTGGGATAAGATACCTGTAGGTGATACTGGATTTACTCTGAAGCAGATTAAGGAACAGGATTTTAACTTCCGCGCCCCTCTAGATATGACTAACATCAGCGTAAACTATGACACCGAATGGTTATTAAACTACTGGAAGACAGGAGATGTTGGTGAGGTATTTAAGAGTAATGTAAAGCAAGCACTTCGATCAGCAGAGCCTGGTTTCAGCTTTAATTTTATGGAGAATGAAGATGAAACACTACGAAATGCTTGCACTGAAGTATGCAGTGCTGACGATAGTGATGTTTGCAATTTGGGGAGTATCAATCTTGGGCGTATTGATTCTATAACTGAGCTTGCAAGAATTGTAGAATTAGGAACTAAGTTTCTAATCTGTGGTACATTGAGAGCAGAGTTGCCTTATGATCAAGTATATCAAACTAGAGAGAAGAATAGACGATTAGGTCTAGGACTAATGGGTATGCATGAATGGCTGGTAAAACGTGGAGAGAAGTATGAAGTTACCCCAACATTACATAGATGGTTATCGATATATCAAGGGGTTAGTGACGACACAAGTAAGAAATTTTCTAGTGAGCTATCTATATCCCAACCAGTTGCGAACAGGGCTATCGCTCCTACTGGTAGTATTTCTATACTCGCTGGTAGCTCCAGTGGGATAGAGCCAATATTTGCAGTGGCATACAAGCGTAGGTATTTACGTGGTGGTACTCGCTGGAAGTATCAGTATGTTATAGATTCTGCTGCACAAGAGTTGATAGATATGTATGGTGCTGATCCTGAGAAGATAGAGTCTGCACTAGATCTAGCAGATGATTATGAAAGAAGGATTAAGTTCCAAGCTGATGTTCAAGACTATGTAGATATGAGTATTAGTTCAACCATTAACCTACCAGCATGGGGATCTAAGTTTAATAATGAAGATACGGTTGATGACTTTACTAATACTCTAGCATCTTATGCACATAGATTAAGAGGGTTCACTGCATATCCAGATGGATGCAGAGGTGGACAGCCTCTTTCTGTTGTTCCATATTCGGAGGCAATAGACAAGTTAGGTACGGAGTTTGAAGAGCATGTTGAGACACATGATATATGCGAGATTACCAATTCAGGAGGGGTCTGTGGCGTTTAGAAAACGCAGAAGATATCCTTTCCCTATGAGGGATATCGTCCACCAAGGCAGGATAGGGTTTAGGCGTAATAAAAATAATCCCTTTCCTGCTACCTCTGATAGATATAGAGAATGGCTGAGAGGCTATAATCTTGAGTACTATTCTAATTTAAAAAGATTGTCAGAGTTATGACTACTCAATTAAATTTATTTAAACTAGAGGAAATAAAGATTAATGAAGATGAAGGTAAAGTTTGTACAAGTTGCAAACAATTTTTACCTTTTAGTGCTTTTGTAAAAGATAAAGGAGGAACTTATTCTGGTGGAGTTAGAGGAGAATGCAAACCTTGCGCTACTAAATTAAGAAATTTAGGTAAAGAATTAAAAAGATTATATGGTGATCCTCCAGAAGATCATAGCTGTCCTATTTGCAATAAAAAAGAAGATACTACAAAATCTTCAGGAAATAAAAATCAAGGTTTTTGGGTTAGGGATCATTGCCATGACACAGATACTTTCAGAGGGCATATTTGTCATAAATGTAATAAAGCACTAGGTATGCTTGATGATGATACAGATAATTTAAAAAGAGCCATAGAATATTTAGAAAATCATTTACGAAAAACATTTTTAGTATAGAAAGGTAAGTACAATGAATAGAATATTAATGGGAGGATTAATTGCTATATGTTTATTTGCGTTTAATGTTCCCGAATCAAAAGCACAAACAAACCCAGGAACAAACTGTAGGTCTATGGAAGAAGCTATCGCTTACATGGAGAAAACTCATGGGGAATACATCGTGTTCAGAGGACTCTCAGTAAGAGGACACGTTACAACTATCTATATGAACGAGACTACAGGTACTTGGACTGCTTTAGTTCTTTATCCAAGTCTAGATCATAAGATGTGCGTAGTAGATTCAGGAACAATCGGAGAAAAAGTAGAGGGGAAGAAGGATAACAAAGTAAATTCTGACCCTGCATGGGAAAACTTTCGTAAGTTCTTTAGCATCAATACAGCTAATGAGTATTTACTACGTATATTTGGGGCTAAAAAACACGGAATCGACGAGAAGCCCCTTTAAGGTAGGCTAGAGGGGCGGTAGGTAAAATCTGGACTATACCCCCTACAGGCATTGCTTACACCCCTCTGTGCCTCATCCTCCGCAGCCGATTTTTAAGGATTGGACAAAAAATGAACTTTAAAACAGTAGTAACCAAAGAAGATGGAGGTAAAACAGCAAATACATTTAGTCTATTGCGTGATGCCAAGAAGTATGCTAGAAAGTATTCTAATCCAGGTGATCACGTAAAGATTACTGAGTCAGGTAACAAAGAAGTATTTATTTTATTTGATTATATCGTTGAAGATTGGAGTAAAAAATGATTAAGAATTTATTAATAGCTAGTGTCCCCTC